CAAAAAACGTGGAACTAAAGGAAAATGCACACCGATTACAAAAAAAGGTTGCACTGGACGAGCAAAAGCGTTAGCAATGACATTTAAGAAAATGGGAAAAGCTAGAAAAGGAAAATAATATGCCTTTAAGAAAAATAAAAGAAAAACCTGAAAGTTGGATTACTAAAAAAGAAAAACCTAAAGGTTGGATTACTAAAAAAGAAAAACCTACTGACATAAGTGACATAGGCAAAAAGTTAAGAAACGCCTTAGCGGGAGGTATAAAAGGTAAACCTCATTCTTCGCCTGAAGGACAAGCAGCTTCAGCTGGACGTACAATAAAAAGATTAGGTCAAAAAAATAAGAGACATTGGAGAGAAGATTCTCCTAGAGAAATTAAAGTAGGTAATACACAGGGAGGTCTATTGAGAGACAAACACAAATTTAGAGATGGTGGACCAGAAGGAAAACCGCATTCTACAAAAGAAGGAAGAAGAGCGGAAGCACAACGTGCTTACATGAGAAAACATGGTCCGCAAGAACCTCGTAGAAAAACATTAGCGGTTACAGATAAATATAAAGAAGTTAGGGAAAAATTAAATCCTTTTGCTAAAAAAGATATTAGTGAAAGATTTGGAGGAAGCAAAAAAGGTAAACCACATTCTACAAAAGAAGGAAGAGTTGCTGCAGGAAGACGTAGACTAAACAGAATACTTACCGACCACAGTAAGCCATTCCCAAAACGACCAAAACCAAGACTAAAACCATGGATTGAACACCCAGAATATCGCCCACCAAAACCTAAGAAAAGATTCATGACTCCACTTCGTGCTAAACATGGCATAGGTAGTCTAGTAAAAAAAATTATAACCAAAATTAAACCAAAACCTAAAGGTGTGTTTAAACCAAAACCTGTACCTAAAGGAGTGACAGATAAACCTACCGGTTGGTCTCCTAAAGGATCGTCCATAAAATCTGATGATAAAAAAATAAATAGTGTGTTGAAAAATCTTGGAGACGAAATTAAAGCAGCACCATTACCACCACAATTGAAAAAAACGCTGAAAAAAGCACAGAAAGCATTTCCTCATAAAAAAGCTGCAGGTGGAAGAATAGGTCTTCAACATGGAAATAGACCAAGACCACAAGGCCCTCATACATGGGTAAGAAAAAAACCTAAAGGTGTTAAAATAGCAATCAAAGGTTGGTAATGAATTTATTAAAAAAATTGTGGAACTTCCTATTCGGGAAAAAAGAAAAACCCTTAATTTTAGAAACTCCTGCAGAAAAAGTACAAACAGTTAATCATTGCAACTCTCATTTGAGATTTAGGAAAAATTGCCCTGATTGCTTAAGAGTAGTAGCCCTTATATAATATGGAAGCCGAACATATCGTTCATAAACTTCAAAGAGCATTAGAAAGAAGAGTCAATCAATTGGCAATCTCGGTTACGTCTGGAGGGGTTGACAACATGGAAACTTACAAGTATATAATAGGACAAATTAATGCACTGGAATCAGTGCGACAGGAAATCTCTAACCTGCAACATGATAAGGAGCTAAATGACACATCAGGAACCGTTATCGACCTCAGCAAAGGTCTCAAAGATTCACCTCCCAAATAAAGAATTAGTTGGATTAAAAAAACCAAAAGAAATTACTAAAGAAACTACAAAATTACCTAAACCCACTGGTTGGCGTATATTAGTTTTACCTTTCAGAATGAAAGAAAAAACTGATGCAGGTCTTTTAATCGGATCAGAAACCATAGACAGACAGCAAGTAGCATCACAATGCGGAAACGTAATGGCGATGGGCGATGCTTGTTATAAGGATAAAGAGAGATATCCTAACGGTCCGTGGTGCGTGGTTGGTGATTGGGTGGTCTTTGCACGTTATGCAGGATCACGTATAGAAATTGAAGGTGGAGAGGTTCGTCTTTTAAATGAAGATGAAATTTTAGCAACAGTACAGGATCCAACAGATATCCTGCACAAATATTAACATAGGAAGGAACTATGCCAGAAGAAGAAAAAAAACCAAGTGAAAAATTGGTTGATATTGATACATCAGGGCCTGAAAAAGATGTAGCAGTAGAAGAAGTAAAAGAGGAGGCCGTTGTAGAAACCAAGGAAGAAGAACCAAAGATCACGGAAGTTGAAAAAGAAGAACCAAAAAAAGAAGAAGATACTAAACTAGAAGAATATAGTAAAGGCGTTCAAGGACGTATTGCTAAACTCACAAGAAAAATGAGGGAAGCGGAACGTAGAGAAGCTGCTGCTACTGAATATGCTTCTGCTTTAGAATATCAAAGAAAGGCAGATCAGGATAGATTTCAAAAAGTTGATTCTGATTTTACTAAAAAATTTGAGGACAACATCAAAACGGGAATGGAATCTGCGCAAAATGAATTAGCGCGTGCCATTGAAGCGGGTGATGCTGCAGCTCAAGTTCAAGCAAACAAAAGAATTGCTACATTAGCATTTGATAGTGCAAAAATGGAGCAACGAAAAGAAAGTAGGGAGCAGGAAAAACCTGTACAACTTTCTGACGGTGGACAATTACCTAGAGAGACACCAAGACAAATGCCACAAGCTGATCCTATGGCTGAAGATTGGGCAAGTAAAAATACATGGTTTGGACGAGACAGACCTATGACTTTTACTGCGTTCGAGATTCATAAGGATTTAGTTGAAAAAGAGGGATTTGATCCTAAGTCTGACGAATATTATATGGAAATCGATAAAAGAATAAAAGTTGACTTTCCCCATAAATTTGGTAATAGTGAGACAACTACGCCTAGACCCGTTCAGTCGGTGGCTTCTGCGAATAGAAGCGTAAAACAAGGGCGCAAAACTGTGAGACTCACTTCTTCACAGGTGCACATTGCAAAAAAATTAGGAGTGCCACTCGAAGAGTATGCAAAACAATTAAAACTCACGGAAGGAGCATAAGCATATGATAAAAGACAAAAAAATAACTTCTCGTGCGGCGGAAACTCGGACAAAAACTGAACGTCCTAAAGAGTATAAGCCACCATCCTCTCTGGATGCACCACCAGCGCCTGACGGTTTTAGACACCGTTGGATTAGAGCTGAATCAATGGGTTTCAACGACGGTAAAAATGTTTACGGAAGATTGAGATCTGGGTACGAGTTAGTGAGAGCTGACGAATACGACGATTCAGATTACCCTGTCATCACTGACGGAAAACACGCTGGAGTGATTGGAGTAGGAGGCCTATTGTTGGCTAGGATACCTGAAGAACTCGCGCAACAACGTGTTGATTATCAGAAAAGACAAACTGAAGGTCAAGACGAAGCTGTAGACAACGACTTACTGAAGGAACAACATAAGAGTATGCCGATCGACATCGATCGACAGTCTCGCGTAACCTTCGGTGGTACAAAGAAGTAAATTTTATTTCTCGGGATAACAACCAATTCCCTATCATCGATTTAAATCAACCTGTTTATAGGAAACTATAAACTTTAAGGAGTAATAACATGGCAAATAGAAACGATAGTGGTTTTGGTTTGATTCCTACAGGTACGCTTGGCTCAACGCCATCTACTCAAGGACAAGGCAAATACTACATAGCAGCTGCGTATGATGCTGACTTATTCCAAGGATCATCTGTAAGGATTGTCAATGGATATCTTATATCAGCGCAAGCTTCTATCACCACGTCAACTATCGGTGTGTTAAACGGTATTTTTTATAATGCCGCTACCACATTGAAGCCGACATGGTCAAACTGGTACAACCAGCCTATTACTCCAGCAAACAGTGAGAACATTACAGCATTTGTTCTTGATAACCCTTTCCAACTTTATGTTGGTTCTGCTGCCGCAGCAGTTCTACAAGCTGACGTTTTTGAAACGTATGGCTTGACGGTAACTGCAGCAGGTAGTGAAACAAGTGGTCAATCAAGTTCAGAGATTGTTGGAACTGTTCACGCAACGGCAAACGCATGGAGACTTTTACGTTCGGCTGAGGACCCTCAGAACAATGACATTACAGCAACTAACTGCAGTTTTGTTGTGGTTCAGAATCTCAACCAAGTAAACTCTGGTGGTTTGACGTCTGCATCATAATAGGAGCACATAGACATGGCAATATCAAGAGCACAGCTAGTTAAAGAACTAGAACCAGGCCTAAATGCACTATTTGGGCTGGAGTACAAACGGTATGACAACGAGTCATCCGAAATATACGTTACTGAATCAAGTGACAGAGCTTTCGAAGAGGAAGTTATGTTATCAGGATTCGCTAACGCTGATGTAAAAGCAGAAGGTCAAGGAGTAT